ATGATTACAAATTCTGTAAGTACAGAAGTATTGAAAAGCATTTAAGTATAGAGCAAAAAGAATGTGACTGTCACGAGCAAATGCACGGAAAACTAATTTCTGCATTTATGTACGGTTCTAAATCTCTTTGGTGGATGTCTGAAGCTCAACAAAAAATATATGAAGAAAGATTCCCTTTTCTAAATGAAAGAGAGAATACAGTTTTATCTAGTGTCTTCAACGATACATTTTTTGTTGCTGTCAAAATGCTTAGAGAAAAATATAAAGACACTGAAAGAAAGGGCTGGTTAGTATTAGGTTCTACTAGTTGGATCAAAGGATACCAGCAAGCTGAACAGTGGTGTAAAGATAACGACAAAGAATATGAAGTGCTTTGGGAAGTTCCTTATGAAGAAGTACTTGAGAAAATGGCTCAAGCCGAAGGTTTTGTATACCTGCCTCAAGGCGGAGATACCTGCCCCAGAATGGTAATAGAAGCAAAACTCCTTGGATGTCAACTCCACATCAATGATGATGTGCAACATGCTAAAGAAATCTGGTTTGATACTGAAGATCCATTTGATACTGAAGCATATCTTTATGCTGCTAGAGAAAGATTTTGGTCGAGCATTCAATCTTCAATGAATTATGTCCCTAATATCTCTGGGTACACGACAACCCGTAATGCTAAGTCGCAAGGATATCCATATATCCAATCAATAAAATCTATGCTGGGCTTCTGTGGTGAAGTCGTAGTGGTCGATGGCGGTTCTGATGACGGAACATGGGAAGAACTTCAAACAATGGCAGCCATGCAAGGTGATGGTAAACTAAAAGTATATCAAGTAGAGCGCGACTGGAATCATCCCCGACATGCTGTTTTTGATGGCGCTCAAAAAGCTGAAGCCAGAAGTCGGTGTACTGGAGATTATTGCTGGCAACAAGATGCCGATGAGGTTGTCCACGAAGATGATTATGATAAAATTGTTAATCTGTGTAGAAATTTCCCAAAGCATGCTGATTTAGTATCACTCCCTGTTGTAGAATATTGGGGTAGTTTAGAAAAAGTTCGAATGGATGTTAACCCATGGAAGTGGCGTCTTAGCCGAAACAAACCAGAAATTACTCACGGTATACCCAAGCAATTTCGTAGAGAAGACGATGATGGAAATCTTTATGCAGGATTAGGAACTGACGGGTGTGACTACATTAATTCAGAAACTTTTGATAGAATTCCCCACGCTAGTTTTTATACAGAAGAAATCCATAATGCTAGGGTTGCCGGATTGCAGGGAAATAAAGAAGCCTGTGAAGCTTATGAAAAATGGTTCCAGAGAGTAGTAGAGCTTTATCCTGGAGTACATCATTATTCTTGGCTAGATATTTCTAGAAAAATTAAAACATATAAAAACTATTGGTCTAAGCATTGGCAAAGTCTGTACAATATAGAGCAAGAGGATACTATTGATAATAACATGTTTTTTGATAAAATGTGGAAAGACGTGACAGAAGAAGATATAGAAAATCTTTCTGTTGATTTGTCGGAGAAGATGGGCGGATGGGTTTTTCATTCTAAGGTAGATTTCGATAATCCCACTCCCCACATTTCATCTGGTAGGTCCGAGCCGAAAATAATGGAGAGCTAATGTTTTTTAAAAATGATAATCCATTTAGTAATGCTTCTCTTAGTTTAGAGAATTCTTTAGAAGATATAAAAATCCCCGTTGACTTGAGCTTATTCTCTGAAGAGGCCGAGATTTTAGAATATTGGCGTAATCTAAAAGGCGATGACAACTGGTCTCAAGCTCGTAGTAATGAAAATTTTAGATTAATAGAAAAAGTATATCCATTTGGTACAAGAAGAGTCTACGAACCAATAGATCATAAGAATAATTTGGATTTACAATCATCTCGTGGATTAGGCTTCAATGGCGACGAAGACATTGAAAAAATGGTTAAATCCTATATTCGTAAAACAAGCCTATTTCACGAATCAGATAAACTTAGGTTTGATGAAGCTAGCTTGGTTGTAGAAAAAATAACTGAGCAGTTAGAGGATTTTCTTAGCCAAAATAATGATCCAGTGGCAGCTAAAGCAGTTAAGATAGCTGTTGCTCGAGGAAAAGATAAATTTGTAGAAATTGGAGCTAGGACTGCTAATTTTTTAAATCATTATAAAAATAATGGTTGGACTAAAGTAATAGGCTATGACATCAACCCAATTTCTGTTGGAATAGCAAAAAAACTGGGGTGGGATTTAAGACTTGGAGATATTAAAGATGCATCAGGGTTTGATTTAAAAGATTCAGGCTTAGTAGTACTTTATCATGTTTTAGAGCATGTTTCTGATCCTTTAAAGTCTTTAAAAACTTTAAATACGGCTGCTGGTATTGGTACTAAATTTCATATTGAAATTCCAATTGAGCCAGGAATTCCTAGACTAAGATATGGTCACCTATTTCCTTTTGAGTCCGGAGATTTAGTAGAGATGCTTAAGTTGGCTGGTTTTATTCCAGTTAGTTTCTCTAATATTCCGCATCCTGGTGGTCCCGCAATTGAAAGAGTTGTGGCAGTTTCGACCGGAGTATAAATTGAATAATCGTTTTGTTTTCATTGTTCCAGCATATAATGCAGAAAAAACAATCCAGCGTTGTATAACATCGGTTGCTTTTCAAACATATCCAAATTGGAAAATATTGATCAGAGATGACATGTCAACAGATAGCACTGCAAAAATTATAGAGGCTATGCAAAATACAATTCCTGGTGGAAAAGAAAAAATTTCTTACAAATCTAACAAAACTAAAATGTGGGAAGTTGGAAATATACTTGATATGCTCAAAGAGTGTTATTCAAGCGATATAATCTGTAGGTTAGATGCAGACGATTGGCTTAGCGACTGCGACTCTTTGACAATAATCGACCATGCATATAAAACTGTTGGTTGTGATGTTTTGTGGACAGCTCACAGATGGTCATATACTCACCAAAATATTTCTGGTCCGCTTCCGAAAGATGCTGATCCATACAAACACCCATGGGTTAGTTCTCATTTAAAAACTTTTAGAAAAAAAATGATTGAAAGCGTTTCAGATGAAAACTTTAGAGGAGAGGATGGCGAATACTTTAAGAGAATAGGCGATCAAGCCATTTATCTTCCAGTTTTACATAACTCTAAAGGAAATTGGCATTTTGAACCTTTCGTTAGTTATCATTACTCTATAGAATTAAAGAAAGAAACTTTTCATACTGATGATGCTCGCTTTCAAAAATCCGAAGCTGAGTTCTTAAGAAAAAGAGGTTATGTGAGTTGAGAGTACTTTTAAATAGAAAACCAGTTGATGGCCCATGGGGTGGCGGAAACGCGTTTGTTAAAGCTTTTATCCAAGGTCTTGAAGAGAGAGGTCATGAAGTTGTCTTTAATTTAGAAGAAAACCATGACTGTTTTTTTATTATGGATCCTCGTCCCGATGCTAACTGCCCAGGATTAGGCAACTACTTGCAAAGATTTGGTACAGGCTATCCAACTCCAATAATCCAGAGAATTAATGAGTGCGATGCCAGAAAAAATACTGAGCACATGGATTATCTACTTTTAGACTGCAGCCAGTATTTAACGAAAACCATTTTTGTTTCTGATTGGATGAAGAGTTATTTTCTGAAAAAGGGTTGGCGATGTGCTAATAACTTTGTTATTCATAATGGCGTAGACAAAAGCATATTCAAACCAAGCGAAATGATAAGTTTTTCTAAAAAGAAATCTGTAGTAGCCCATCATTGGTCTAACAATATTTTAAAAGGCTTTGATGCTTATGAATTTCTAGATTATCTAGCTGGTAAAGGAATTATTGACTTTACATACATAGGAAGACACCGAAACTCATTTCAAAATGCTAAGTTAATAGAGCCTTGTTCCGGAGAAAAGTTAGCAAATAGCCTGGCTATCCACGATATATACGTTAGCGCTAGTAGATTCGATCCAGGACCTAATCATATTTTAGAGGCTTTAGCTGTTGGTTTACCCACTTACGTTCATCGAGATGGTGGAGGAGCAGTTGAGTTTGCTGGTGGTTATCATGTTTTTAGCAATTTATGCGAGCTAGAAGAAATAATCTTAAAAAACTCTCATGAAAAAAACCACTATAATCCAACTACTTGGGAGCAAAGTATAGAGCAATATATTAGAGTAGTAGAGTCATGCGAAAGCTAAAAATATATTTTGATAATGTAAATTTCAGCTCAAATTCAGGTCCCAACAGCTTTGGTTCAAGACTTGCACATGAGTTAGTGAAAAATTATCCGGTTGAGATCGTAAGCCATAAAGATCAATATGACATTTTTTTATGTTTTATAGAACCAACTCATCAACCAAAAACTGGAACTATTTTATGCCAAAGGCTAGATGGTATTTGGTTTAAGCCAGATCAATTTGAGTCTCATAATAAATTAATTAAATGGGCTTATGATAATTCCAGTGCAGTAATTTGGCAGTCTGAGTTTGATAAAAATATGACTCAACACTGGTGGGGAAATAAATATGGAAAGACAATTCATAATGGAATAGATTTATCTCCAGCTGCAGTATCAAAAGAATTTTTAGAATGGAGAAAAAAGCATGATATGTTATTCGTTTCTGCTGCTAGCTGGCATCGGCAAAAAAGACTAAAAGAGAATATAGAGTTTTTCAAAAATGTTTCATCCCCAAAAGATGCAATGGTAGTTCTTGGTGGAAATCCAGACCATGTAGTAAAAGATTCAAACATATTCTATTTAGGACAAAAATCGCATGAAGAGTGTTTAGCGATATATTCTTGCTCTGATTGGATGATTCATTTAGCTTGGCTAGACCACTGCCCAAATGTAGTTGTTGAAGCATTATCCCAAAACTGTCCAGTTATCTGCACAGATTCTGGCGGAACAAAAGAAATAGTTCGTCAAAATGGTATAATTCTTAAGGAAAAACCCTACAATTATGAATTAGCGGATTATGATAATCCACCCTCACTAAACCTGAGAAATATTTTATTGCAAGATATTGAAGTTTATAATTCTTATTTAGACATCAACCAAGTAGCTGAAAAGTATCATTCTTTATTTGAAGAATTATGGAGAAATAGATGAGCTCAAACTATATAACGACTATTGGAATAACTTCTTTCAATAGGTTAAAGTATTTCAGATCTTTAATTAACAGTCTTTCAAGTTTATCTAGAGAGAAATTTTATTTTATCGTTGTCGATAATTGCTCTCAAGAAGAAGGTCTGCAGGACTATATTAAAGAACTACAAGAAAATGGATATATTCACTTATCTTTTTTGAGAGATCCAAACGATAGAAATTGGACAAATGATGAATATATTGCGAAGAATATCATTATAGAAAATTCGCCAACTGAAACAATACTCTTCTTGCAAGATGATCTTCAGTTTATTGGTGATGAAGGTTCTTTATCTACGATTGTTAGTGATTTTGAGACTTTACCAGGCTTTTGCTTAGAGCTAAATGGTGTAAGAAGAATTTCTAACTACAATAAATTTATCTCTAAAAGAGTTATAAATGGAGAGTCTGGGTGTAAATACTGGGCTCCAGACGATAATCATTTTCAAACAATGGGACTTTTCAAAAAGCAGGTATTTAATATGTTTGGAGATTATCCTGTAGAGTGGCCTCAAACTCAGGAATACTGGGGTAGATCTGAAGACGTTTATGACTCAATGATTAAAAGAAAGTTTCCGAATGTACAGCTGAATATAACTGCTCATGTCCCTTTATTTCTTCCTGTTTGGAATGACATTAGAGGAGGATACGCTTTTATTAGAGGAGACAGAAGATATGGGCAATATTCTGATCCACCAGATTCTTGTGGAATATATTACGAAAGAATTGATTTTGAAAAATTTCAACATTTAAATAATTCAACAGAATTACCTCTCTCATTTCCAGATGTAGCTAAACCGATCGGCTGGGATTATGCTAGAGATGATAAGGGAGACCAGAAAAAATATTCCCAAAAAGAAATAATGGAACAAGAGTTTGGTTCATTTTTTTAGGAGATTCAATGAAGATTTTTACTTTAGCATCATCAGAAAACTGGATATGCGATAGATTTACAGAAGAATGGAAAAATTCTCATTCAAACTTAAATGAAGAAAACCCTTTAGAAGCTGATGTAATCTGGCTTCTTGCTGATTGGTGTTGGAATCAACTTCCATCTAGTTTATTAGAAGCAAAAAAGGTAGTAGCTTCAGTTCATCATATCACTCCATCTAAGTTTGATGCTCGCGCTCTTTATGAGTTTCAAGCAAGAGATAAGCTGGTAGATGCTTATCATGTGCCGTGTATAAAAACAAGAGATCAAATATCTGGGCTTACTAATAAACCAATTTATACGTTTCCATTTTGGGTTAACCAAGAAATGTGGACAAATAAAAGAAGCCAAAAATCAGCTTTAAGGAGAAAGTATAGCTTACCAGAACATAAGTTTTTGATTGGAAGTTTTCAGAGAGATACTGAGGGTAGTGATTTAATTTCTCCTAAGCTGGAAAAAGGCCCTGATTTATTCTGTGATGCAGTTGAAAGATTTGAAAAAGTTTTAGGCAGCGTAGAAGTTGTTTTAGCAGGATGGAGAAGGCAGTATGTTATGTCTAGATTAGATAGAGTTGGAATAAATTACCACTATACTGAGCTACCATCTTTTGAGGTTATTAACGATCTATATAATTGCTTGGATCTATACATAGTGGCCGCAAGATTTGAGGGCGGGCCTCAAGCAATTGTTGAATGCGCTTCTAATAGAACACCTATAATATCTACCGATGTTGGATTAGCATCAGAGATATTACCACCAGAATCAATATTTGCTCCAGGTGAAGAGTTAAAAGCCACCCCAAATGTTGTTTCTGCTTATGAAAATGTAGAAACACTTTTTATGCCAAGCGGTTTTAAAAAATACGTAAAAATGTTTGAGGATATAATAAAACCATGATTAGAGTAGAAAAGCCATGGGGATTTGAGATAATCTGGGCTAAAACAGAAAACTATGTCGGCAAGCTTTTATACATTAAAGCTGGCCATAGACTTTCAAAACAGTTTCATAAAACTAAAGAAGAAACCGTTTATGTCACGAAGGGAACTCTGCTAAATTATGAAGATGATGGAACTGTTACGAGAATCCAGCCTGGCGAAGCATTTCACGTTAATGTAGGGCAAATCCACAGATTCGGTGCTCAAGAAGAAGATGTAGAAATAATGGAGGTATCTACTCCCCATTTAGATGATGTCGTACGTTTAGAAGACGATTATAATAGATGAAAATGATAACTTGGAGTTTAAAATGATAGTAGGTGTGATAGGCCAGGGTTTTGTAGGCTCGGCAATTAGAGAAGGATTAAAAAATTATTATGAAGTCTTGACTTTTGACATTGATGCTTCTAAATGTAATAGCACTCATAGAGATGTCTGCACTAAATCAGATATAATTTTTATTTGTATACCAACTCCCATGAAAAAATCAGGAGAGTGTGATACTTCTATAGTAGAAAAAGTAGTCGCTGGAGTTGAATCTGAGTGGAGTCGAAATGCTGAAGATATTACAAATCCACCGACGCTTGTTTTAAAATCTACGATACCCCCTGGAACTACAAAAAGAATAAATAAAGATTGCGTTTTAAATGTGTGCTTTAGTCCTGAATTTTTAACTGAAGCTAACTCTTTTAATGATTTTAAGAACCAAACAAGAATAATCATTGGTGGAAACCCAAATATAAAATGCGCTGACGCTAAAAAAGTTAAAACAATGTTTAGAAAACCGTTTCCAAGTATTCCAATCGTTGTTACAAAATCAGAAACAGCAGAAATGGTCAAATATTTTATAAACTGCTTTTTAGCGACAAAGGTTTCGTTTGCAAATGAAATGTATCAAGTTTGCGAAGAAGCAAATCTAGATTTTAGTAAGGTGGTAGAATATGCACTATATGATCAACGTATCGGTCAATCCCATTTATCAGTACCTGGTCCAGACGGAAGCTTGGGTTTTGGTGGTCATTGCTTTCCTAAGGATTTAAACGCTGTGATGTTTATAGCAGAATCTTTAGGGGTTAAGCCAACGGTTTTATCTTCTGTGTGGGAAAAAAATATTGAAGTAAGACCTAGAGCTGAAAGAGACTGGGAGATGATGAAGGGCCGAGCTATATCGGAAGAATAATATGAAAAACTATAAATTTGAAATGCCAAATTTTCCAATCCAGGATTTGGAAAAATGCGTAGACTTGCTGCATCGAGAGTATAAAAATAATTTAACTTTAGGCGACAGTTTCTACAAAGCTAATCTTTCAGTAGCTTACGCAAATGAGCTATCAACTACAACAACTGATTTACTTCTTGGTAATTTTAGAAACGAAGTATTATGGTATGTTTCTGAAACTCGTGAAAATGAACACCCATATTACTTTCATCACATTCCAAGGTGCGGCGGCAATACCGTTAAAAATCTTATGAAAAGTGAAAATATTTATCACACACTTCCAGTAGATAAAGTAAATCCAGAAATAAATTATGCAGCTCATATATCAGCGTTGAAAGGTCTTAGCGATTCTTTTTCTTTTGGCGCTTTTAATAAAGCAGCAATTAATGCAGAAGAGCTAAAAGCTTCAAAAGTTAAAGTTTTTTCTACAGTAAGAAATCCGTTTTCTTGGCTAGTTAGCATGTATTTTTTTGGACCAAAAGAATCTGAAGCAAATAACATCTATGAGTCTATGCATGCAGTTTATGGTGTCGGAAATGTAAGAAGAATATTTTCAACATTTAGAGAGTTTTTTGATTTCTTTATTTCTGATGTATCAGAAGAAGACCCTCTATCATGGCTAAAACCTTTTCGGCAAAACCCATACTTTCAACTTTGGGATGAGCGAGGCAATCTAATACCAGATAAGATCATAAAACTAGAAAATATGAGTGAATTAAAAGACTACCTCGGCCTGGAATGCGAAATTCCAGTTCAAAATGCTGGAAGCTCAAAACTTCCATACCAAAAATATTATACAGAAGACATGGTAGAACTTTTTAGAGAAAAATATGGAAAACTATTAAACTATTTTGATTACGATTTTGAAGAATTAGACGGAGAATAAATCTTGAAAAACATTCTTTTAACAGCTGCTGGAAGTCCAGTGTTTATACCAACCTGTAAATCTTTAAGATCAAACCCTAATTTAAAAGATTTAATAATCCATACTTGCGATATGAATTCTAATGCTATTGGTTTGAAAATAGCAGATAAATTCTTTATAGTTCCACCAGGAAACTCTGAAGAGTATATTGATGTTGTTCATTCATATTGCAAAGAAAATAAAATTGATTTGATAATTCCAGCTGCAGATGAAGAACTTTTGGTTCTCAGCGAGAATGCAAATCTATTCTTAGATATAAACTGTAAGATATTGGTATCATCTCCTGACTCTCTTAAAAGAGTTCAGAATAAATCAAAGCTATATTTTGAATGCTCAAATAGTTTTGTTCTTCCAAGCTTAGTCCCCAACCATTTTGTTTGCAATGATTTAAACAGTTTTAAAAGTTCATTTAAAAAAATTAGATCTAAGCATGATAAAGTATGCGTAAAGCCAGCGTCTGGTCACGGTAGCAGAGGGTTCAGAATAATAGAAGATTTGCCAACTAAAAGTGATTTTTTTACCAAAAAACCAAATTCTAGATCAGCAACTTTTGATTTCATGTGTAATATTCTTGGTCAAGATGAAAATAAAATTCCTGACTTATTAGTAATGGAATATCTTCCTGGAGAAGAATACAGCGTAGACATATTTTGCAGAGACAACAAGTTTTACTGCATAACTCGAAGACGAGATGAAATCAAAGAAGGAATATGCTCTGCTGGTGCTGCGATAGAAAAACTTGATCTAATAGAAATCTCAAAATTTATATACAAGCAATTTGATTTAAAGTACAGCGTAAACATACAATTTAAGTACGATTCTAATGGACATCCAAAGATTTTAGAGATTAATCCAAGATTAGCTGGAACCATGGAGCTTTCCCGCGGTGCTGGAGTTGATTTTGTTAGGTTAGCAGTTGATGAAGCATTTGGGTTTGAGAACTCCCTAGATTACAATCCAGCCTGGGGAACAAAAATGCAGAGAGTCTGGTTAGAAGTATTCAGCTCAAATGAATCGCTAAAGGTTTTAGATTCTTTTCAGTGTTTGTTAGAAGAAAAATTTTGCAGCTCTGGTAGATTTTCTGATTCTGGAAAGCAAAAAGTAGCCTTAATAGACATAGATGAAACAATTTGTTTTTATTCTAGCGATAGAAAATATGATTTAGCTGAACCAAATTTTGAAAACATTGAAAAAGTAAATAGCCTTTATAATAGCGGCTGGAAAGTAGTGTATTGGACAGCTAGAGGATCGGTTTCAGGAAGAGATTATACAGAATTTACGAGATCTCAATTAAATAGCTGGGGATGCAAATATCATAATTTGGTTACTGGAACAACAAAAAATCCAAAACCTCATTTCGATCTTGTTATAGACGATAAGTCAAAAAGAATAGAAGAATTATAGTCAAAACATTTTTGTTTTTCTTATTATAATTTTTAGAGAGTGTACGGAGTTTAGTCTTGAATTTCAGCTTTAAAAATATATTGGTTGTTTCGCCACACCCTGATGACAGTGAATATTCCTGTTATGGAATCATAAAAAAACTAAATTCCAAAACAACTATTTTAGTTTGCTCTTCTGGCGGTATGGGAGATGAAACAAACTATTCTGATAGGATTTTAGAAGTTAAGAATTTTTGGAAAACTTATGACCGCGAAGTTGAATTAATTCACGAAGATTTGTTAAGCTTACCATATCACGAGGCTGTAAAATATTTAGACTCTTTGCTGGAAAATTCAAGTTTTGATGCAGTTTTTATAACCCCAGAAGATGATACAAATCAAGAACATAGACATATGTCTGCGGTAATAAAGTCTAGCCTGAGAAACAAAAATTCAACTATTTTAGAATATTGGACCCCATCAACTAACCATGGTTGGGAACCAAACATATGGTTGTCTATAGAAGAATCTCTCTTTAGAGAAAAAAACAATCTTCTTTTATCTTCTTTTAAGAGCCAAAATTCTAAATCTTACTTTCAACAAAGCTATATAGATTCTTTTCATAGAGATTGGCAGGCTATAAAAAGAGGTATACCTCGGTGCGAAAAATTTAAACTAGTTTCATGGATGGGTTCATGAGTTTCCACGTTGTTTTTAGAGAATCAGTAAGAAATTGCATGCCATTTTCTTTTGAGTACCAGCAACCTGCTTCATATTTTGTTGAGAATCATGGAGCTATCATATCATATCAAGATGAATTTTTTGATGGAGTATGTCAAAGCTTAAATAAAGAAGATACTGTTGTGCTCTTTATTGATATAGATAGCGAAGAAAAAGCTGAAATACTAGCTAGCACCACTGCTAGAAAAGTATTAAGAGTTGTAGATCCATCTAAGTCAGATAGGAAACTGTATAAAAACGCTTTAGCTTTACACGAAAAGGTTAATTTTGATGCCTTCGCGATTTGTTATCCAAACAAAGATCATGTAGATTTCTTGAAAAATAAAGGTATAGAAGTTATTGTTTGGCCGCACACACTCGATTTTTCAGATTCTAAAGACTCAGTTAAAAAATCAGGCATTTGGATTAGCAGTGGTCAGCAACACCAAGAATACTATCCTAGTAGATGGAAACTTACTGATATTCTAATGAGAAACTTTGGCGAATATGGCACATTTTTACCACATCCTGGATATGAATTAGATAACTTAAGGCATCCATATATCGGTAAAAAATATCTAGATTTATTAGAGAATTATTGGTTTATGCCAATCGGTATCGGAATCAATGACGGACTTCACATGAAATTTGTAGAGGCAGCTTATTCTAATTCTCTTCCAATAGGCACAGTCCCATCGTATGTTCCTGACCATATAGCGGAGTTAGTGCCTTTTTCAAAAGTAGATCCAAATGATTACAATGAGCAAACTATAATAAGAGAGCTGGTTAGATTGGTAAATAACCCTGAAGAACTAGCTAGAAGAATTTCGCTTTATAAACAATACTTTGTTGAAAATTATAATCTTCCAAATGTGTTAGAAAATCTAGCAGATAAAATTTTAAAAAGATAGTGGAAAAAATATGAATGAAAAAATATTAGTAACTGGTGGTCTAGGCTTTGTGGGATCTCATCTTGTTGATTCTTTAGCCGATTCTGGGAATGAAGTTACTGTAATTGATAATCTTTGCTCTGAGTCTAGTAGCCGCAAATATATGAGAAGCGATGTAAGATATTGGATTGACGATGTTAGAAATATCAATTCTTACAAATACGAAAATGAAGAGTTTGATATTGTATATCACCTAGCGGCTTTAGCAAGGATTCAGCCTTCATTTAAAGACCCTCTGACTTACCTTTCAATAGATATAATGGGAACATCAAATGTTTTAGATTACGCCCGCAGAAAGGAAGCTCGGGTCGTCTATGCAGGCTCTTCTTCAGCTTATGCAGGTCCAATGCTTAATCCGTATGCTTTTGCAAAATTTACTGGTGAACAAGTTTGTGAAATGTATAATAAGGTATATGGTATGAGCGTAGTAACAGCTCGATTTTTTAATGTTTATGGTGATAGACAGCCTACGTCTGGTGCTTATGCAACAGTTGTTGGAGTTTTTGAAGGGCAAAAATTAAATAATAGATGCCTTACTGTTACAGGGAATGGCGAACAAAGAAGAGATTTTACTCATATATCAGATATCGTTTCTGGTTTTGAAGCTCTTGGAAAAGGTCTACACTGTGCAGAAATATACCAATTGGGAACAGGAAAAAACCATTCTATTAATGAACTAGCTGAAATGTTTGGCGGAGAAATAGAATATATTCCACCTCGCCCAGGCGAAGCGTGGACTACTTTGGCAGATCCAGCCAGTATGGAAAAAGAAACTGGATGGGCTGCAAAAATTGATATTAGCACCTATGTGCAAAATTGGCTTAACAACAAGTGTTTAAGCTAGTATAAGGAGAAACAAATTGGTTTCTAAGAAGAGGCACCTAGCCAAAGCTTTGAGCTGGCGTACCTTAGGAACTATCGATACAATGATGATCGGATGGCTAGTGTCAGGCGATCCAATGATTGGTGTGTCTATAGGATCTATTGAGGTAGTAACTAAAATTTTTCTTTACTATGCTCATGAAAGAGCGTGGTACAAGTTTTCAAATTTTGGATTAAAAGAGAGAATAAAGGAAAATAATTTAAATGACAACTAATTTACACTTTCATGAACATAAAATACCGACAGAACTTAAGTCAAAAAGATATGGTCATAAACCAGCAGTAGTTTGGTTAACAGGTCTTTCTGGCTCTGGAAAATCAACTATTGCTAATTTGCTTGAAGCGAAACTTTTTGATTTGGGTTATAAGACTTACATTTTAGACGGAGATAATGTGAGGCTAGGGCTGAATAACGACCTGGGCTTTAGCCCTGAAGATAGAACTGAGAATATTAGAAGAATCGGAGAGGTAGCTGCGTTGTTTGCAGATTCTGGAACAATAGTAATATCAGCTTTTATTTCGCCGTATCAAGAAGATAGGCTGAGGGCCCGTAATGCTTGTTCTCATGATTTTATTGAAGTCCATGTTGACTGTGATCTCTCTTCTTGCGAAACTAGAGACCCAAAAGGTCTTTATAAAAAAGCAAGAGCTGGAATAATAAAAGGGTTTACAGGAATTGACGCTCCATACGAAAAGCCTAGTAATCCAGAAGTTTTAGTAAAAACAGACGAATCTTCTGTTAGCGATTGTACTGATAAAATAATCTCTTATATGGTAGAATCTGGAATTATAAATTCTTCTCTTGGAAAAATCAGCACCCTAGATAAATCAAAGACAATTGCTATCGATTTTGATGGAGTTATTCATGCATACTCTAAGGGTTTTGATGGACTTGAAAATGCATATGATGATCCCCATCCTGGCGCTGTAGAAGCACTGGATAGATTAAAAAGTGCAGGTTTTAAGCTAGTAATAATGTCTAGCAGGCCCGCTTATGTAATTAGAGATTGGCTGTGTAATTATGGTTTAGAAACATATTTTGACGATGTCACAAATGTCAAAAGGCCGGCCAGTTTTTATATTGATGATCACGCAATAGAGTTTAAAAAGGGAGATAAGAACTCTTGGATCAGAGCTTTAAACAAAATTTTAGATGTTTAAGAAAGGAATGAAATTGAAAAACAAAAGAGCTTTATTTATCGGAAGATGGCAACCATTTCACAATGGACACAAATGGCTAATTAGCCAAAAACTAAAGCATGGTATACCCTGCACAATTGCTGTGCGAGATATTCCTCCTGACAGCAAAAATCCATTTACCACAGAACAAACTGTTGAAATGCTTACTAAAGCGTATTGCGAAGATGATGTTGAAGTTATAACAATATCTGATATAGAGAGTGTAAACTATGGAAGAGGCGTCGGCTATGAAATTAACGAGCACGTTCCGCCAAAAGATATTGGGTTTATTTCTGCTACTGAAATTAGAAAAAAGATTGCTACAAACGATCATTCTTGGAAAGAATTAGTAGATCAAAAAATTCATGACTTAGTTGCAAAATACCTACTTTAAATCACTGCTCGATCTGTAAAACCTAAGTTATTGAACATTGCATGAACTTTTGATATAATTTTAATAGAAAAGGTTTATATATGAGTAATTTTCCGACGCAGAAAGCACATATCTCTTATTCTGAAGTTAAAACTTGGAAAGAGTGTCCCTTTAGACATAAGCTAGCATATATTGATAAAGTAGATCTAGGTGAAGATTCTCCGTATTTAGATTATGGAACTCTTCTCCACGACCAACTTGAGCGATATCTCAATACAAGAACAATGGATTTGGATGAACTAGAAGAAAATCTCAGGAAAGCTTGGAAAGAAAAAGGCTTTGATTCTAAAGAATATATTGAGAAACAAGCAGCTTGGAGAAAATTTAATGGCTGGAAACCCAAGCCCCATGTCTATATTGATGAATGGGTAAATTGGGCTAGAAATTCTTTAGAGGATATTCCAGAGTTTTTAAATAAAAATTTTCCAAACTGGAAAGCAATTTCTGCAGAAGAAGAACTCTATGAAAACTTAGAAGATTATGATATAAATTTTAAGGGATTCATCGATGCTGTTATTGAGTGTGATGGTCCAAGAGGAAAAAGAACCCGGTGGATTTTAGATTGGAAAACAGCAAATCCAGGTGGATGGTACAAGGATAAAAGAAGAGATTTTTTAACGCAAGCTCAAATTTCATCTTATAAATTATTTTGGCGTAAAAAAAATAATTTTGGGCCCAGAGAAGTTAAGTGCGGATTTGTTCTTCTTAAGAGAGGTGCTAAACCTGGAAAAACCTGCGAGCTACTCTCAGTCTCATCTGGTCCAAAAATGGAAGAGAGGGTAATGAAACTAGTAACGAGTATGGTATCTTCAGTACGCCGAGGAATCTATCTCAAAAATAGAAATTCCTGCATGTTTTGCGACTATAAAGATACGCCTCACTGTACATAATTTTATTACTTTTAAACTGTTTTGAGGCGGTTATTTTAAGACTGTCTCTTTTTGTTTAAGATTATAATGCGTTTTCAAATTCGGAGATTAAATGAGAAAAAAGAAGATATTAATGTTATCAGATCATGCTTTAAGCACTTCGGGAGTTGGAACCCAGAGCCGTCACTTAATTCATGGTCTTTTAAATCAATATCCGGGCCATTGGAGCTTTAGGCAGTTTGGCGGTGCTATTAAGCACGATGACTATTCAATCAAAGTAGTAAATCCAGATTTTATAATTAAACCAACAGATGGTTTTGGTACGCAAGAGTTATTGAGACAAACTTTAGCTACTGAAAAACCAGATTTAGTGTTAATTTTTACTGATCCAAGATTTTTTGATTGGTTGTTTGCAATGGAAGATGAAATTCATCAAGTTTGTCCAATAGCGTGGTGGCATGTTTGGGACAATAAACCATATCCAAAATTCAATGAACATTACTATCAAGCCACTGATTTAATTAACTGTCACTCTCATCTAACATACTCCATGATAGTTGAACATTTTCCAAACAAAACCAATTTTGTGCCCCACGCATTGCCAGGAGATATATACTATCCGCTTCCACATTTGGCAAAAAGAGAAGCTAGAAAAAATATGCTTGGTCAAAATAATAAAAATGATTTTGTTTTATTTTGGATGAATAGAAATGCTCGCCGAAAAAGACCGAATGATTTGCTATTAGCCTGGAAATTATTTATGGACAAAATCCAGAGCGAAGGAAAGTCTGACGCTAAGCTGATAATGCACACCCAGCCAAATGATCCAGAAGGACCCAATCTTTTTGCAACAGGAGAGCATTTCGGTTTAACAGAATCAGTTATATTTTCTGCAGAAAGAGTTGGGTTTGACAAAATTAATATTCTTCACAATATTGCAGACTGCTGCATTAATATTTCTTACGCAGAAGGCTTTGGATTAGCAACGTTAGAATCAATGCAAGCAGGCACGCCAATTATCGCTTTAAAGACTGGTGGCTTGACAAGACAAGTTGTTGATCATAGAGATGACAGCGAAAATGGAGTTGCTCTAGACGTAGAACTCAAGTCCCTAGTTGGTTCTCAGACTGTTCCATACATTTATGAAGATTATTGTAGTCCAGAAAAAATTGCTGATGCAATTTATAAAATGTATAGTATGAATAGAGAACAAAAATTAGAAATGAGCGAAAAAGTTAAGTCTTATGTTCACTCTGAATTTTCTTACGATAATACTATAAAAATGTGGCACGATTCAATGATTGATACTATAGAAAACTGGAAATCAAATTATTCTCGATGGACTTTGGAGGAAAAATAATGAAAAATGTAGTAATTCGTGCACCATTACTAACAATGTCAGGGTATGGTGTCCACTCCAGACAAGTCTTTAGATGGTTAGAAACTAAGGATATAAAAATACACTCTCAATGTCTTCCCTGGGGTATCACTCCATGGTATGTTAATCCAGATAAATTAGACGGTTTGGTCGGTCGAATTATGCAAACGGCCCAACCTCCGAATTCTAAACCAGATATTTCTTTTCAAGTTCAGCTTCCTAATGAATGGGATCCCAATATAGCAAATTATAATGTCGGTATAACCGCCGCAGTTGAAGCAGACAAGTGTAATCCAGAGTGGATAAACTGCTGTAACAAGATGGATAAAATAATTGTACCTTCTACGTTTACCAAAGAGTGCTTAGAGAATTCTGGGAAATTATTAGTTCCAATAGAAGTCATTCCAGAAGCTTTTTTTGAGTGCTTAGCTGACGAAAATAATGAAAAACATTTAGATTTGAATCTATCTACAGATTTTAATCTATTAATATTTGGCCAAGTGACAGGGAACAATCCCTATTCGGATAGAAAAAATACATTTTTTATGATAAAGTGGCTATGCGAAGAATTTGCTGATAACCCTGATGTTGGTATCATCATTAAAACTAACCAAGGTAGAAACTCCACTTCTGACAGGATCATGACGTCTAGGATGATAGATAAACTTTTATCAGAAGTCCGTAAGGGAGAATATCCAAAAGTTTATATGTTGCACGGTGCTTTAGAGCCAGAAGAAATTCAAAGTGTATATCAAAACAAAAAAGTCAAAGCCTTAGTTTCTGCAACAAGAGGTGAGGGGTATGGTTTGCCTCTTCTAGAAGCCGCTACAGCTGGATTGCCTGTTATGGCTACTAATTTTTCTGGCCATCTAGATTTTTTGAATAACGGGAATTTTATAAAATTTGATTATGATTTATCTCCAGTTCACCAATCTAGAATTGATGGGCAGATATTTGTACCGGGCACGAAATGGGCCGAAGTAAAAGAAGAAGACTTTAAGAGTAAAGTCAAAAAGTTTTACAAATCGTCTCAAAAGCCAAAAGAATGGGCAAAAGAACTATCATCGGTTTTAAAGTCGAAATACTCTCAAAGCTCCATTAATAACTTATATTCAAAATCTTTTAGTAAGGTATTATGAGTACTCTAACTATAATTCTTATTTCTGTAATCGCAGTGCTGGTTTTTTTCTTATCAATATCTGTGTATTTCAACATCAAGCATGGAATAATAATATTGAAGTTTGTCGATTCTATCGAAGAAACTTTAGATATTCTGGATCAAAGATATGATTCAATTTCTCAAGTATTAGAGATTCCTCTTTTTTATGACAGCCCTCAAGTGAGACAAGTTGTAGATGATGTCAGAATTTGCAGAGATTCCTTGCTGAAGTCAGCGAATATTTTATCCAAAGTCAGCCAGGAAGAAGATGAAGAAAAAACGAGTAATTAGAAGATCTAAGGGTAAAAAGAGAAATCTTTATTTCACCAACGAAACCCAAGCAGCAATAGTAAGATATCAGCAGTCAGCTTGTGAAGATGAAAAAAACAAAATCTACCACAAAGACATAATGCCAGCTTTTCATAAGCTGGTAGAAAATTTAATTCTTATTTATGGTTTTGCTAGATATGAAACGTTTGAAGTCTTGAAGACAGATTGCGTTTCTTTTTGTTACGAAACTCTTTATAAGTTTGATGAAAGTAAGGGAACAAAAGCTTTTTCTTACTTTAATGTTGTCGCTAAAAACTGGTTAATATTAAACTCAAGAAGAAGAAAAAGACAAGTAATAGGACACCTAAGCATGTCTAATCTCCAGTACATGAACTCTGAAGATAAACACGCTGTAGCAACCCATCAAGTAGCTCCATCTCCAGACGATGAAATGATTTCAAAAGAATATCGTGGAGAAATCATGAAAATACTATTTAGTATAAAGGAAAAGATTGAAAAAAAGAACGATGTAGCTTGCATTGATGCAATAATAAGGGTTTTTGAAATGGTGGATCAGTTAGACTTCTTAAATAAAAGAGCAATTTTTGTTTATGTGAGAGAGATCAGCGGATTAAATTCAAAACAGCTTTCTTCATCGATGTCCACAATAAGGAAACATTATAGAGAAATAAAGAAAGATGACAAATTCTTTTTATAGGAAACAAAATGGAAGATTTAATAGCCCGGATAGAAAAATCAAAACAAAAAGTAAAAGATTTTGCTGATTTGTTAGACTCTATAGATTCAGTAGAGGGAAAAAAGAAAGCCCTATGGAAAGAAATTTATGAGAACGCTATCAACGACAGAGAAAACGCATATATTCTGTTTAATGAAGCATATTCAGCAATGACAAACACAGCGGCTGAACATATTTCAGTTGGCCCAATACTTAACAAGTATCTAGAGAGAATGAATAAATCTAATGAACAGCTGCTTAAATTAGCTGATTTAATTGCCAAGGCTGAAGATCAATCTTCAAAAATAGATCCGGATGATCTATTTTCTAAAATAACAGATTAATAGAGGTATAAAAAATGGGTGACGCTAGAGCTAAAATGTCTACACCTGGAAGTGGTGCACAAGGCGCCATGATGGGCGCCAATGGTGGCGGAGGTAGAGTATTATATAAAGCTGTGGTTGTTGCTTATTTTAATGATCCTTCGTTTTTTGATTTTAATGAGCTAGATAAAAAATTCGGAACCGATGTTCAAGATAGAGAAGATGACTCTTATGCAGCGTTCCGCGTCAGTAACCCACAGTTTCTTCGAGATGCTCCCCGAAACGCATGTGTGGTTAGACCTATATCTCAAGGGTATGATAAACAGCAGCCCCCAATAGTGGCTTATCCATTTTTTCCACCTCATCTTTCTTTTCCGGTAAAACCTGGAGAACAAGTTTGGTTAATAACAGAATCTCCATCCAGTATTGGTGAGCTTCCGATGTGGATGTGCAGAGTTCCAGAAACAATGCAGGTTGATGATGTTAATTTTACCCATGGTGATAGAAAACTTGGAACTGTTACAAATTTAAGCACCAGCGAAAGAGCTGAGGGTGGTGAAGAAGACTCTGGAAATAAAATACCTGGATTCCCAAACGGGACAGATAAGTCTGCTGCTGAAGCTAGCTTAAAACCAGAGTTAGGAAATAATGAAGAGACACCATTTGAAGAACAAGATAATTCTTATGATGTAATAGTAAAAGCCTCAAATAGTTATGTGAATGATTTCACCAGAGAAAATGTCCCGAGGTTTACTAAGAGACCAGGCGATTTTGTAATTCAAGGTTCTAATAATACTGCATTAATATTGGGCGAAGACAGAGGTTACACGCCAAAAGATATAATCTCAAATATGGAAAATAGTAATGCATTAACAGACTATACAGAATTACCAGGCTTCAAAGGAACAATAGACATAGTCGCCGGCCGCGGCAGATTTTTTGGAGACCTGATTTCAGAAACGACAAAAACAGCTAAAGGAGCAGATCCAGAAAATACTCAACCAAGGCTAATTGCTAATGAAAGAAAGGATGGAGAAAGCTGGATAGAAACCGATAAAAATCCTGTGGCTAATGAATTAGATGCTGTTATTCCAGAGGGCGATCCAGATTTTGTTCGAGACTGTTCCAGAGTTTATGTTTCTATGAAAACTAAAGGAGACTATAATTTTGGGGTAAGCAACGCTTCTGTAACAGATTCAATGCCGACCGGCTTTGAAGCAGAAATTGCAGATGTTGAGGATGTTCCTTTTGTTGTAGCTAAATCTGACGAAGTTAGAATTATAGCAAGAAAAGATAATGATAATGATATTAATGGTAGTGTAAGAATTATTAAGCAGGGAACTAAAGATGATGATTTAGCAGCAATAGTTCTTTTACCAGATGGTACAATTCAGATCAGTGGTAGTAAGATATATTTGGGCAGAACTACAGATGATGGCGGTGCTGGAAATGGTCCAGGAGAGGGTGAATCCCAACCGTATGTAAAATATCAAGAATTAGAAGACTTATGGAATTCATTTATGGATGAGCTTTCTAGTTTTTGTGATACAGTTTTAACTCACACGACCCCGGGGTATGGAGCCCCTTCACCGCAACTTAATAGCGCAGCAACAACGCTAAAATCTGCAATTAGCTCCACACATAAACCGAATATTTCTACTGTGCAGTCTGAAAGAATATTTGGAGAATAGGAGAGAGATATGCCACTTTCAGTAGCAAAAAACCCGCTTCAGCAAATGATAGAAACTGCGTTTTTAAATGTTTTAGAAGCTGGAAAAGAAGATGGAGCAAATCCAGAACAAATAATTGCGGACTTAGCATCGGAATTAGCTAATGCTATAGACATGTATACTACTAGTGCATTAGTAATAACAGACCCAGGTCAGCTAGTAAATACGGCGGTTCTTACTGCCGGCACTCCGGTAGCCCATGCAGGCACAGGTGTAGGAGCTACAACAGCTCCGGGAACAGGGAAGTTAACCTAATGTTTAAACTTTCCACATAAACTCACGTGAAAGATAATTATTTACGGTAATGGATGGTTTAAATGGCTGAGCAAAATCAAAATTTCAAAGTATACGATTTCCAATCTGTTGGAGAATCACTGGTTTCCTTTCAGAAAAATCGGAGACTAGGTGAAACTGTAAAGACTCCAATTGGAATAGCTACCCCAATGGAGTTAGCCACCGGCGAGGGTGGATTATTTGTTATGCATAAGGATTTAGGATCTCAAGTCGCTGATAATTTGAGAAATTTAATCTTGACAAATCATGGAGAAAGATTGGGCCAATATGATTTTGGTGCGAACTTACAAGAACTTACGCTAGAATTGGGAAATGAAAATTTTGATACAGAAGCAATTAGAAGAATTAAAACTGCATGCGCTAAATACATGCCGTTCGTTAACTTGAGTACTTTTGAGCCATTTAAAGAGAACCAAGGTTCTAGCGGTGGAATAGCAAAAGTCGGAATAAGGGTAACATACTCAGTACCTTTAGCTCAATCAGGATTAAAACAAATAGAAGTGATTCTATATACGGCAGGATAATATGGCAGCACCAACAAAAACAAAAAAATTAACTAACAAAAGCTATCTTGGAAAAGACTTTAATTCTTTTAGACAAGACTTGGTTACATACTCTAGAAATTATTTTTCTAATCAAATCCAAGACTTTTCTGAAGCTGGTGTTGGAGGAATGTTTGTAGAGTTAGCTGCTTTCGTTGGCGATACAATGGCATTCTATTTAGATCACCAATTTAACGAGCTTAATCCAGAGACAGCTATAGAAGTTAGAAACGTTCAAATGCATGCTCGAAATGCTGGTGTTAAAATGACCGGAGCTGCACCTGCTGTAGCAGAAGTAACATTTTATGTTGAAGTACCAGCTGCGGTTTTGAGTGATGGAACTTATTTTCCAGACATGAAAACTTTTCCAATTATTAAATCCACAACTCGCCTCATATCAAACTCAGGTATAAACTTTACTCTTACAGAGGACGTAAATTTTGGGGAATTAGATATTAATGGCCAGCTTTTAGCTGATTTTAATGTATCTACCACTGATTCTTCGGGAAATCCTGCAGCCTATATTCTAACTAGAAAATCAGCATGCATTTCAGGAAAAGTTAAAACAGATAGATTTAATATTCCGGATGTTTTAATTCCCTTTAGAAAAGTAACACTTACCCAAACTGATGTTACTGAAATTATTTCTGTAGTCGACGCTTCTGGAAACCAATATTATGAAGTAGAATCTTTATCTGAAGATACAGTATTTAAGAGGGTACAAAATTTAGGTTCTGACAGAGATGAAGTCGCTGCAACTTTAGAAGTTATTCCAGCTCCTTACCGCTACACAACTGCGATGGATTTTACAACTAGGCTAACTTCACTCCAATTTGGTTCTGGAGAAGCCCAAGCTACAGATGATGATATTATTCCAGACCCTAGCGATTTAGCTCTTCCACTATATGGTAGGAAACAATTTTCTAAATTTTCTCTTGATCCAAACAGACTTTTAGGTACTCAGACACTGGGTATTTCTCCAAAAAACACTACTTTAATAGTAGATTATCGATATGGAGGTGGGATAAATCACAATGTTAGTTCTGATTCAATAAGAAATATCTCTACGTTAGATATAATGTTTCCAATGGCGCCATCGACAGAAGCTCAAAATGCTGTTATCTCTTCTTTAGACGTTAAAAATAAATCCAACGCTTCTGGTGGATCTGCATCTTTAACGCTTCAGGAGTTGAGAAGCTTGGCAAATCTTTCTAGAAATCAACAATCAAGAATTGTTACCCAACAAGATTTACTAGCTAGACTTTATACGTTGCCAGCAGTGTTCGGCAGAGTATACAGGGCTGGTCTTAGAAAAAATGAAGAAAATCCACTATCAACAGAACTTTATATAGCGTCACTAGATAAAAACAGTAATCTCACAATTTCGCCAGATTCTTTAAAGAAAAACTTAAGAATTTATTTAAATGAGTTTAGATTAATTTCAGATGCAATCGATATTCTAGATGCTACAGTAATCAACTATAGAATTAATTTTAGTATAATCTGTACTCCTTCTTCAAATAAGAGCTCTGTTTTGGCTAACGTTATTTCTGAAATTAAGAGAGTAAGCGACTTAAAATATTTTCAGATAGACCAACCAATTGTCGAAGCCGATGTTATTAATGCTATAATAAATACACCTGGAGTCTTATCTATGGTTTCTTTAGAGTTTTCTAATGTGTATGGAATTGTTGGAGGATACACTTATTCAGATTTTCAATTTGATATGAACGCAAATCTCTATAAGGGATTAATCGTTGGACCTTATGGATCTATTTTCGAAATAAAGAATCCAGATTTTGATATTACTGGAACGGCGGAGTAAAGAATGTATTATATCATAACAGCCAGTTTAGACACTTATATAACAGACAAAATTATTGATAATAGGTTCAGGGCTAGAGACGCCAATGTCGGTGAAGCTGGAACAGTAGATCTATTTAAACTGTATGATGAATCCGTTTGGGTATCCGGATCAACTAAGATCACGGGTTCAGTTACAGAAGATTCAAAAGGTCTTATAAAGTTTGATTTAGGAGCTATTAATTCTTTAACAGCTTCTTCTTTAGATTTGAATTCATCAAATTTTCAAGCTAAATTAAAAATGTTTGATATCATGGCTGGTCAAGCTACTCCATCAAACTATAGTCTTATTTTATACCCCTTATCGCAATCATTTAGCGAGGGTATAGGAAGAGATGTCGCTTCTTTTAGCGATTTAGACGTTTCTAACTACATAACAGCTTCTATAAACAATGGTAGCCCTGTTTTGTGGCATCTTTCTGGTGCGAACAGTGGCGGAGAGCTTGGTGACGAAGAATTAGATTATATAGAGTATGCAACAGCAACCTCTCCTGGATTCCAGTCTTATGTTGATTTTGGATTTCCGCAGTATTTTAAAAATGGAAATGAAAACCTAGAAATTGATGTAACAACTTTTGTAAGTTCAGCTTTAGCAGAGCAAATTCCAAACCACGGATTTATATTATCTTTTTCGGGGTCTAACGCAACAGATAAAAAGAGTCGCTTTGTAAAGAGATTCGCTTCTCGCCATTCTTCAAACCCGTTTTTAGTTCCGCAACTTCATGTTTCTTGGGATGATAGTGTAACAGATAATCATAAAGATTTTGTTTTCGATCATAGTGGATCTTTGTTTTTAAGAAATTATGTAAGAGGCGTACCGGCAAATATCTTATCTGGAACCAGTGCTACAGAAATTACGGGTGATGAATGCATGACCCTAAAGATTCAGGTACAAGATTTTTCGAAAACATTTGACGTAGATCAACATTCGGCTGGAACAGATAATAGCTCCATAGATGGTCTTTACTCTTCCTCTTTTGCAGTATCTACTTTTGATTCTACAGAAGTAAACGCTTCAGGAGAAGTCATAAGCGACCTGATACAAAAAAGTGGTTCTGTTACTTTTGACACTTATTGGATTTCTATAGATGAGACTATTGGGTTTCATACAGGTACGCTAGTTGTAGAACCCACAAGAAAATCTAGCTTTAAAAAGCAACCATCAGATTTAATCTTTAGGTTTATAAATTTAGAAACAGAATATAACAAAGAAGATGAAGTATACATAAGCGTTTTTGTCGAAGACTTTTCTAAAGAAGATAAAGTCTACAAAATACCATACTCAAAAGAAAGCATTAGCTTAAGCCAAGTATACTATAGGGTTAGGGAGTTAAAATCGAATAGAGTAGTTATTCCTTTTGATGATAAGAAAGAATCTACTAAAATATCTTCGGACGATAACGGCCTATCATTTTATTTTAGAATGTCTAGTTTACCGAAAGGATTTGTTTACGCTTTTGATCTTTTAGTAAAAGATTATGGAGAAAATAGGATTTATAACGAAGCTAGTGGTAGATTTAAGGTGGTATAATGGCCGGTAATACTTTTTCAAAAGGAAATTTATTTTCCCCTACCATAATACAAAGAGCCTTAGAGGGCTCCGGTGCTGTGTATGATGTAAATCTACAAAATTACTCAGGATCTAATATTACTGGTAGTAATTCTTATATTTTCGATGACCCAGGTGGGCCTTTTAGATCAACACAACAGATTCCGATTGATTGGTCAAAGTTCGAAAATCACACTTTTTTTAATTCTGCGGAATCTAAAGTTAATGTTTCTTTTGATTCTATCATAAACTATTTTCCGTTTGACGGATCAAACCAAGAAATTCAAGATTTTTTAGATGGATTAAGTGGATATGAAAAGTTTGTATATGATATGTTTCCAAAGCAGGTTGGGTATCTACTTTTTTCGGGAACTCAAGAAACTGAAACTCCAGAAAATGGTTGGCCTGAAAAGCTTGGAACTTATGTACAAGTAGATGATATAGCTGGATCACTATACCCTTCTTTATCTAGAAATACCAGTGGATTGAATATTTTAAATCCTAACAAAAAATCTATATCGTTTCAGTTTTGGATAAATTTTCCACCAGAAGAATCTATAGAACAAACAGTATTTCAAAAATTGGAAGAGGATACGGGTTTATCTCTTTTTGTAGCTGAGTCTGACGCAAATAAAGCAGATTTAAGATTTGTCGTTTCTAGCGGATCCAACGTCATGTCAGCCAGTTATGTGATTCCAAAGAATGAATTTGTTCACTTGTCTACATATTTCGATAGAGAAGCTACGGGTCTTTCTAATTTAAAGATATTTCACACCGGAACTTTGGTTGCTTCTAGCTCTAATTCTGTCACTTTTGGAGAAATGAACTTCTCAAGCTCTCCACTTTTACTTGGATCAGGATCCGCTCATCCTCTTGGTAATCTAGATTCTGGAGATTTTTCTCCCTTAGTTACTTTAAGCGCTTCTCTTGATGATTTTAGGTGTTATCATGGTAAAAGGTTGCCTAGAGACATAAGGGCAGACTATTTAAAAAATGCTTATCCATCTTCAGATTTAAAGCTTTATTTTAAGTTTAATGAAGCATCCGGATCGTATGTCAACAACCAAGTTATTTTAGACAGCTCTGGAAATTCTCTTCATTCAAATATTTCTAACTTTAATTTTAAAAGTAGAGATCAGCGGATGGGTACTCCGCCTTTGCCGCTAGAAAGACATGATCGCAACCCTGTCCTTTTTCCTGGCCAACCAGACGTAATAACTCTAAATAAAAGACTCTTAGCAGAAGCGAGCCAGTATGATAATAACAACCCAAATTTAATAACGAGATTAATTCCGGAGCACTATCTTTTAGAGTCTGATGCAGCTCAAGGGTTTGAAGATACTTTTGCTGATACTGGCAAAGATTATTCTTATAGTATAGATTTCCCCGGCGGGGGAAAAATCGGACAACCCCAAATTATTGCTTCTTTACTTTTTACTTGGGCAAAGTTTTTTGATGAACTTAAAATATTTGTAGACCAGTTTGGTAATTTATTGAACATAGACTATAATGAAGATGGAACGATATCTGATTATATGCTTCCATTTTTGTCAAATTATTATGGCTTTACACTTCCAAACAACTTTTCTAACGCAGATTATGCGCAATATTTGCTAGGCGAAAACTTAAATGTAGACCCGGACATATCTTCAAGGGCTTTATTTAAAGTCCAGACCGAGATTTGGAGAAGAATATTAGTAAACCTGAATTCAGTTATTAGGTCTAAAGGTACAGTTTCAGCAGTTAAGTCTATAATGAGGGCTTCTGGAATAAACCCAGATTCAATGTTTAGATTTAGAGAGTTTGGAGGGTCTAGAACAATAACAACAGAGGATGCTAGAAGAAACAGATCAGAAATTGCATCTCAACTTTATTTAAGTTCTTCTGATGCTAGTGTAACATCAATGCACTTAAGCGCTTCTAGGGTAGAGCCCGGATTTCCTTATGCTTCAGACCCTACATCCCCAAGAAGAAGTGATGGATTGTTAACAAGCGGATCTTGGTCTTTTGAGGGTCTATATCAATTTGATTTCCCATTCTCTAGAAAAGAACCTGTTACGCAGAGTTTAGCAAGATTTTATATAACTGGTAGCGAATGGGAGACTACTCATAGCCATGGCGGATTAGTGTCAAACTTGGTAGCATTTGGAACTGGTAGCCAGCATGGAATGACTGGATCTCTTAGTTTATATGCCAGACCAAACTCTGATCCCGATGCACCGTCAATGAGATTAATATTGACTGGTGTAAATATTTTCGATAAAAATAAGTGGCATATAACGTTTGGAAGAAATATAGGCACAGAAAATAATCAGTTGATCACTGCTTCTTATTTTGTTAGAGCTAATAGGTCTAACAATGGAGAGATAGTAGAGTCCTACAGTACCTCTTCAGTTGTTAATTTGGGCGCAAAAGAATTTGATTGTTTTTCACAGGCGACAGACCAATTTAATACTTCGGGTTCATTTTTTGAAGTAGGGGGTGGAGAATCTAAATCTCAGATTTTGGAAGATGGATCTAGGTTTCTAAATTCCACAACCGCAGTTACAGATCCAGACGCAAGATTCAGTCAATTAAATGCAAAAGTTTCTGGAATTAGGTTTTGGACTTTACCACTAAACATAAAAGAATCAAAAGAACACTCTAGAAACTTTAAGAGTGTTGGAGTTGAAAACCCACAAATAAACTACAACTTTGTTAATTCCGCATCTGGATCTTGGGAAAAATTAAGAGTCGATGCAAACGTAGATCAAGAAATAACTCAGTCAGACGACGACGGATCAATATCTATTTTTGACTTTTCGCAAAATAATTTCATTTTGTCTGGTAGCGGTTTTGAAAAATCTCATAGAGTTATAAATCCGTCGCTATTTACTTATTCTATATTGGATCCGAGTTTCGGCGAGCGAAGTGCAGAAAATAAAATTAGAGTAAGAGGTTTTCAGAATGAAGTGAATATCTCTGAATTTAATGCGCTTAAGTCTCCTGTTAGACAGATAGAGCCTGGCCAACCGACTCTTGATGATTCTAGATTCAGCATCGAAGTATCTGCTGTTGGAGCGCTCAATGAAGATATAGTAAACATTCTGGCCGGTTTAGACTGGCTAGATAACGCGATTGGAAATCCAGAATTACAATTTGCTTCTGATTATCCGTCGTTAAGAAGCCTTAGAGAGGTTTATTTTCATCGCTTAACTAATAAAGTTAATTTTGATAATTTGTTTCTTTTTTATAAGTGGTTTGATGATTCTCTTTCAGTAATCATTGAGAGGTTAATACCGAGAACTACTAAATACTTGGGGATAAATTTTGTTATTGAATCTCACTTTTTAGAAAGGCCAAAATTTAGGAATATGAATAACAACATATATTTATCAGCTTCTGACAGAAGAGATATTAATAACGAATTGTTAATTGCGGTCCTTTCGGGTATATTGTCGAGGTATTAATGTCAAGCGAATACAAACCAGATTTTCAGAAAAAGCGGATGAGAGTCTACCCAGCTCTTAGCGAGTCACAAGATACAGCCCAGGGCTATCAAGTAAAATCAACGTGGTTTGCTCAAAGAACTTTGCCTGTTCTTGGAAGAGGCGAAGACAAATTATTTTTCAGCTCTTCCGTTGGCGGTGGAATAACCAATATTACTGAGCAGCCATTTTTTAATGATTGTATCGTTGGAAAAGTAGAAGTAAGCTCAAACGAAATATTTTCAGGCTCAAGAGATGATAGTCTTCTAGCTAATTTTAGTGCTGGTGAAGGTGTTATCCAAACAAGGTTTTCATATGATTACACAGGCGCTACTTGGGGATTAACAGATACCGATCCATTTGCTGGTAAGCCATGGTGGGATAAACCAAAATATAACGCAGTAGAATACATGAAAGATTCTGGTTCTCTGCAATGGCCAATAGTTAATGATGATCCCTCCGCTGTAGACATACTAGATTATAATGGAGTTATTGAGCCCATAACAATTAGGTCGGTAATTGGAATGTCCAGTACTTTTATGGGCGATACTCTAGACCCCGAACCTCATTCAGTAAGAGCCGGCATCGGCGGCGGGTATATTGAAGAACAATATAACCGGTTTAATTTATGTACGAATTACTATACTTTAAAAGATTCAAACAAAAATTATCCATTTTCTTATGTTGTTGATTGGCACATATACGAAAACTTTTCTTTTACTGTTCCAGACTCTGCATATACTTTCGACGATAATTTAAATGATGGTCCTAGATTTATTGAAAAGACTTTAGCAGAAATAATATACGGAAAAATTAGAGACCCTTTAATAAAAGACTATTTGTCTCATCAATCAAGTAGCTCTTTAGGCGCTGATGATAAACCAACGCCAGACTCTATTTCAAAACCATGCGGGTTTACATATGAGAATTGCTCTCATGGAACTGATTCATTATCTTTTGGAGGACTTTTAAAGTGAGAAAAGATTTTAGAATTAGAAATTATCATAATCTCAATGTAGCAATTAAATCATATAACCAGGTTGGCAACCTGACTCATTACTACAGGTTATTTTCAGCCGACGATGATAGCATAGATTCTGTCATTCCGAATATCCAGAACAGAGATGGCAAACCAGCTGTTGCTAACGAAGTAACCACTCTTTTATCTTCTCCTTATAAAGATATCTTGTATTCAAGTCACATATCTGAAGATCCAACTTCTTATTATAGAGTTCCTTTTGGAGATGCTACTTTTAAGCCGTTTAGAAATAGAAAAACAGCAAAAACTGTAGCGCTGTGGTTTTCTCTTCCCAAGCTTTGGGAAACTATTGGAGATCCAACAAGCGACGTTCAAATAATCTTTAATAAAATTGCAGCCGGAGAATCAAGCTGGATTGATGAAGGCGAGATCTCAATTTCTTATATTAAGAGCACCAATTCAATCAGGCTTAGTATAAATGGCACAAACCAAGACCCAGCTCAAGCAGTATATCCAGCTGGTATCAGAGAACAACACTTTGATCTAAATATAGAGAGCAAAAATTTAAATGATTTTGACAATCCAATCCGACCAGGAGACTGGATTCATTTTGCATTTACGCAAAAAAATCTTGATGATTATTCTAGTTCTGGGATTAATCAAATAGCAGATATATTCTCCATTTATATTAATGGGCAAGACGCTATGCTCGGTTCTAGTTTCTGTAATGGCGGAGACGGTGGAAGCTATGGATCTAACGATGGATACATATCGGAATTCTGGCGACCATTTATGAATAAGGGAGATATGCTAATAGGAAGAGGTTTGCCAGACATAGATTCTGGCGCAGGAGCTCTTCCTGGATTATTAAGTGTTATTGATTTGGCAGTTTGGAATACAGATTTACCAATAGAGGCTGTTGAATCAATATACTCTACATCTCAATATTTTGAAGGCACCGGTTTTCTTAGCTTGGGCCCAAGAGTACAGCTTAGAGAAGAAATAGAGATTGGTGATGCTTATTTAACGACTACAGGTATTCCAAAGCAGAAAATTTCTAATCCATTTCCGGCAATACCGTATGCTTCGCAAAATCCTTTTAATGATGCTGACACGGTTATTTTTCACGATAATGAGCTGAAAGAGTTACAGTACCCAACTGGTCTTCCAGTGCAGTCTTTATCTACAAATACCCGCGTGTCTTGTTCATTAGCGACTCCGAACTCTTTACCAACCATTCAAGCTCCGGGTTTCACCAATTCAGAATTACTTGGAAAATATTATACTACAGACCAGATAAAAAAGACAATAGAAAATTCTCCATTTAATGATGCGATTGTTGCTCCCAATCAAGACACTTCTTTTTATGGACCAACAACAAGTATAAGTGGATTTTCTAGAAAAGTCAGAGATAAAATACAGTTGGTTGTAGAGCTTCCAGTGAATGAAGTCTCTAATGTAACTAGGCATTCTTCTCATTGGGATTCGTTTGCGACTACAAATAATTACATTTATCCAGATGATACTTTAACTACGAATAATATTAATCCTCACTATGATCCAGATGGAGAGTTCCACGGATTAGACTTAACAGGGTTTTTATATTATAATTTTGAGAAAGGGATTTGGGAGCAGAAAGGTCTCAATGACGTTGTCACTGGCGAGATGTTGCCTGCTGAGGCTGTGGCACAGCAAACCAAAGCCCAAAATCTCTTTATTATAAATGGACCACCAAAACACTATATTGATGGCAATCCTAAGCTGAACTCAGGAAGTTTTAATTTTCTTAGAATGTTTTATCCTGGCGGAAGTTATTACGGACATTCCCAGTATCCAGGTGGTGGATATGGACAAATGGAAGATGCTGACGGTAATCCAGTTCAAACAGAACTCAGTATAACAGACAAGCAGCTATCAGCTAACGTTGGTTCTCCAATTTGTTCTCATGGAGCTCCCAACGGAATTCAATATTTTGCTACTTCAAGCCAAACTATAAAAATGAGTGAGTACATTGAAGCGCCATTTTTATTAGAAAAAGTAGTGTTAGAAATAGAAGATACTGTCGCTAGAAAAATATACGATTACTCTTCATACGGAAGTTCGCCTACTGCTGGTAGACCCCAAGACGATTATGTTTTCTTCTTGATGCGGCAAGAAAGAACTTTCCCCGGTTTTGATCCCCAAGAACCAGTTTCTAATATGGGAGAAGAATTAATTTCTATAGAAGCTTCATCAAGCCTCAGGTATTTGATATGTTCTGGAGTTGCATCTTTTTATAACAACGAAAGAAGAATTCCTGGAAAATTAGACTCAAGTACCCCTGCACGCTGGCAAACATATAATTCTCCTGCGTTCCAATACGATTTTAACCATGAAATTGACGGCTCAGATATTGATCCGATGATTAGAACCGGTTCGATTGTTTTGGAAATGGAGCCTGCAGTTGCTAGTAAGAAAATATATGGAAATATGTTTATCCCAACTTGGGATGGTAGTCATGCTCTATACATAACGCAGTCTTCTCCTCTTTTTAATCTATACCAGTCGCAATCATGTACTGTTCCGGGTTTTTGGCCTGGTGGCACAACAACTCTTCCGTTGAACGGTATTTTTTCTGGTAGCCGAAGTGATGTATATTCAGTGCCATTTTCACTAGCTCAAACTGGGAGTACTGATGAAGCCTGGTGGGGAAGATCAACAGACAAATCTCAATATAATATAAGAACATTTTTCCAACTTAATCCTTATAGGTTTCCAATGGAATCTGATTTCTTTGGAAGAGAGATAGACCCCAGAACTTATAAACCTTTTGGTGGAGGTGGATCCGCAACTCCGCTAGCCGGATATTCTGATATAACTACACCATTGGCAGAAAAATTTGACCAATGGAATATGGGTTTTGCAGACAATTTATCAAAATTAAACGCTAAATCACCCTATCTCTTATTTCCAGATGATGAACTGGTTCTTGGTTTGGATGCTGCCTTGGGTTGGACTGCCACAATGGCTGCTGGAATAACAGACGATGCTAGAACAAATGACGGGGAAGATGGGTGGAATCATAAAAGAGTTGTCGGCGCTAATAATTTAACAGGTTCTCTATTGAGATTAGAGGCTGGTCAAGTTATGAAGTTAAGACTTTATGGTTCTATGATCAAAGACCAAGTTCAAGCGCCGAAATATCCAGAAATAGATACGATGCAGAATAACATAACAGATCCTATTATAGGTTCTCATGTTCTGGATCAATACGATATAACAGGATTACAAGCCAATTCTGGCTCTTATAGAGAGCGGCTCATTACTGGTTCTATGGTAAATGGAAGCGGACCTGGAAGAGTAGAAAATCCAGGTTCTGAAACTAGAGGCTCTGCTTTAAATAAGGGTGCGTTTAGATATAAAACAATTTATGGCCACACGTCCACCAAGTCCAACCATACTGGATGGCCTAACTTTTTAGGCGCCGGAGCTATTCAATCTACAGTCATAACATGCTCAATATCTTCTAGATTAACGAAACTAAAATATCCTGATGGTTGGGCTTCTAACCCATATAATCCTGCTGCTCCAGGTCCAGATATGAATCATATTTATATTAGATTTTTATCTGGTTCTAGTGATTATGTTAGGGGGCACGGTCCCGAATACAATTTAGATAGAATAATGTGGGGAAATCCGCCTGATCCAAGTGGCAACCCCCCAACATCAGGAGATGATTCAACGGGCGGAAATCCAGACGGAAAAATATATCCTGCGCCCGATGAAATTTGGTGTCGGACTGGACAATCATTTGATTTTTGGGGCAATGACTCAAATATCATCATGAATTCGCTCCTCCGAGCATTCAATGGAGAGTCAAACTATGGTGCAGACCCATCTCAACCCTGGGCTACATCGTCGCCTTATGATAACCCGCCCGGAAGTTATTATGTTATTTTTGGTGAAAGTTTTAACCCGTCTGTTGGTATTCCAGGAATCTCGGCAGAGTTCACTTCAAATGCTCCATACACGTCCCTTGGTCTAAAAGCAGAGGGCGGAACTTTTGGTAACGGTGCTTTCTTCCTGCAGTCTTCATGTTCTCATGAGCCTGGATACCTTATTCCTGGAGATTCTTGGGCTTATGATATAGATGAGTCGTGGCTGTATGATCCAGATAACACGAATGATCCTAATGAGCCGGTTATTCTTTACAGGTCTTCCGGTTGGTATAAAAATGTTGATGCCATTAATAGACCTTCAGATACCATGCTTCCATTCACTCTCTCTACTGGCGATTTTATCGCGATAAGAGGCACTGGGACGACACTAGACGATGCACCTGGGTTTTGGATAAAAAAAGACGAAGC